CACTCGAAGATGAATAAAAAAAGATATATTTATGAATATGAACGAATCTGTAAATGAAAATAATATCCTAAAAGTTTTCGATTTTGCACCCGCACAGGTGCCTCTAATTGAGGAGAACTTAATCGTAAACACAAGAACGCCATGGGTGTACTACGGGGTTGCGAACCTTGCACCTCAGGAACTTATTCGTTTATACAATACTTCTCCAACGCATCGCGCATGTATTACTTCAAAGTGGTATGGAACGAGAGGAGAAGATATTAAATTAACATCGGGAGAAAATGATAGACTGGTAATGGTTAATTCTCTTGGAGACAAGATGTATGACCTATGGAATAAGACGATTCTCGACTTCCTGCTCTATGGCTCGTTCGCAATAAATTGTGTATGGCGTCGTGATAGGTCTATGGGATTCGAAATGTATTACATGGATATGTCTAAATTGAGAGCAGAAAAATCTGATTTTCACGACAGAATAAATAACTGGTACTATTGTGCGGATTGGGCATTCCCGAAGAAATTCGTTCCTCGTAAATTGCCAGCATTCAATCCAAATACAGAAGAACCAAGTCAGGTTTTTGTATATTCTACTCACTCCGCAGGAAATAACTATTATTCAACACCAACTTTTTGGGGTGCTGCCACCGCAATTTCTACTCAAATCGAAATATTCAACTGGCATTTCAACAACATTGTTAATGGATTATCTCCATCACTTTTTGTTGGTATCAATTCAGGCGTGCCAGACCCTGAACAGCGCGAACAAATCTATAATAACCTTCTCGCAAAATATGCGGGAAGTAACACATCGGGCAAATTATTTCTTACATTCAGCGACGGAAAGGACCAAGCGCCAACCATAGAACCCATACCACATAACGGTTCTGATTCAATGTGGACAGAACTTAATGATATGGTTCAACAAGCAATCTTAACTGCACATCAAATTTCATCACCTGAATTATTGGGAATTGTTACTCCTGGTCAGTTGGGCAATCCAGACCACCTTGAAGCTCAGGACCACTTTTTTAATTTAGTAATCAAACCTTTGCAGCGAGAAGTGAAAAGTGTATACGAAAGATTATTATTACTCCGTGATGGTAAACCTGCGGAGATTGAAGTAGACCAATTTGAGATGGTTACGATTGCAGACAAAGCACCAATTAAGGTCGAGGAAATCGATGAGAAGAAAGATGTCTCAGTTGATGAGAATAAAAATTTGAATGAAAATATAACAGAATGAGTCAAGCACTAATCCCACAGAACATACTCCTCGTGAGCGAAAACAAGCTGAAAAATTTTAGCGACATTGACCAAAATGTTACCAGTTCAGTTCTTTTGCCGTTTATTGGCGTTGTGCAACAGACGAAGTTAGAGTATATCATCGGTGCCCGCTATTATAGAACTCTTCTAACACAAGTATCAGGTTCAACACTCACAGATATCAACAATAACTTTCTTCAATATTTCGTTCAACCAATGCTCATCTGGGCCGCGTATGCCGAGGCGTTGCCATCGATTTTCATGCGTATAAAAAATAACGGCATAGTTACGGGTGCTGAGAATACTGTTACCATCAAAGAGATGGAGTATATGCAAACGAGAGCGGATGATAGGAGTCAATTCTTTGAACAACGAATGATACAAGAATTGATATTCAATTCAAACAATTATCCTGAGGTATATTCTTGGACAACTCGTGATGGTTTACAGCCGCACTTGGGCAAGAACTATTATAGTGGCATCCACTTAAATAATGGTCAATGGTATAACTCCATCGAGAATGTAAGATTCCCTGGTATGGTTTACTACGCTGACCCAACTTACTATTGTTGTGGATTATAAATAAAATAAAACGAGACAGATATGCCGATACCAAAACCGAAAGAAGGAGAATTAGAACAGGATTACATTTCAAGATGTGCGAGAGCAATCTCAGATGAATTTCCTGATAATGCACAGAGAGTTGCGGTATGTTATTCTAAATTAAGAGAGAAAATGTCCAAAGAAGATTTGTTTGTTCTACAACCAAAAAAGAACGAGAACAGGGGAAACTATTTATCTCGTTGTTCAAAGAACGGAAAGATGAGAAGTCAGTTCCCAAACATGAAAGAGAGGATGGGATACTGTTTGAATTCGTTCAACAGTTATTATAAATATTGGGCACGACTCGAAGAATTTGGAGACATTCCAAAGGACTCCGCACTCGGTATGTGTATCACTAAAAAGAAAGCACAAGGTATTGATTACAAACAAGCGTACAAAGAATGTGCGTCAAAGGTTATTGTTCCCTCAGGTCCAATAGTATTGGCAGAGGACCTCAACATATATGGTGTTAGACCTAAACACTTTGATATCTGCCCTGTTGCGGTCGAACTATTCAAACACTTCATCGATATGGGACTGGATGAAGAAACAATTGGTATGGTTCGTTCCGCAGCACTTGTTGCAGACAGAGTGTTTGAAATTGAAAAACAAGTTATCGAAAACGAATCGGTGAGTGAAGATGAAATGGTGGAAGCAATATCACTTGTGGAAGATTTCAAGGACATCATTCACGAAGTGGATGAGGAAACAGGAATGGTTCACGATGTATCATTTATGGATGGTCACATCGAAAAAATTAAATCATACATAGAAATGGAAGATGATTTAATTGTTGAACCTGTTGAATATTGAATAAATTAAATTAAATAAAAACATAAAAAAATATGGCGAATCTATTCACAATAAGTATGAAGAGCGGTGTTGATACAACAATAACAAGTATATCATCAGCACCAAACCAATCAACTACTTTTACAATAACGGGTGGAACATTTCCACTTGGTGCGGGAAGTCCCGATATTACAGGAACATATACAACAATAAATGATGGTACTGGTTCTCAAACAGGAACTGTATTTATGTTTCTTGTTCAAGGTTCTGCTCACATAGATTATTTTGTAGGTGGGTCAAAAGTGTTTGATGGTGATTTTGGTAGTGGATTTGCTGAAATCCCTGGACCAATAGCGACAAATCAAGATTTAGTTTTTAATATCTATAATATTGTTGAACCAACACCAACTCCGAGTGTAACACCTACCAATACAGGAACACCAACAAACACACCTACCAATACAGGAACACCAACAAACACACCTACCAATACAGGAACACCAACAAACACACCTACCCCATCAAGACCTTAATTTTCATAAAAATAATTGATTTACCAAGATACAATAATATATTTATAAGTGAGGTGAGTTTGCAGGTTTATCCCATTTAACATCTTTTTTTTTCTCACCTCACTTATTTATTTTTATCCATTATAACGGGACTTTCTTTTTAGGAAGTCCCTTTTTTTTTGTATCTTTACTTGATACTATACTCTACTTCACCTATCTTTGTAGTATAAAAAAAACACATTATGGGACAAACAAAAAAACTATTGGACACTATCTTCGAATTGGACTTCGATGATACATCTTATCCTGATGACTTGGATATGGATTATGAGATTTGGTTAGAAGAAAAAAAAGAAGCTGAAAGAGCAGCATACGAACAACATTTATGTGACCTTTATAAAAACTATTAAAATGAGTAACACACAAATCCTGAGGGACTATTCTTCAATAGTCATAGCGAGACAAGCAGCACTAAAAGCAACACAATCCCTTATTGAATCACATCAGTTAAAGATTTCTATGAAACAGTATGTAAGAATCTTCGATAGGTTCTATTCTTTCATAGAGACAGGAGATAGAACTTGGATTGATAAGATGGATGAATACTTCAAGTTAGCGGATGATGAAAACTTTAATAAAATTTTTCCAAACGAATAAATAATTTACTATGAAATTTGAAATTGTAAAAGAACACGAATATCAGAAGACCGAGAGAGTAGGTCAGATTATCAAGTATTTTGATTTACAGGGTGATAAAATCGTTGAGAGTTTTATCGGTGATATTGACTTAGATTTCGATTGGAATGTAGGTCTCATTGTCGGTGACTCAGGAACAGGAAAAACAACAATCGCAAAACAATTATTCGGTGATGATATTGTTTCTGATTTGTCTTTTTCTGAGAACTCTGTTATTGATGATTTCCCAAAGAATAAAACTATTGATGAGATAATTCAAACTCTCATATCAGTTGGTTTTTCTTCACCACCAAGTTGGTTGAAACCATATTCAGTTTTATCTATGGGTGAGAAAATGAGAGTAGATTTATGTTATTCTTTATTGATGGATAAAGACCTTATTGTTTATGATGAATTTACTTCTGTTGTTGACCGTGTTACCGCAAAGTATGGTTCTGAATTATTCTCCAATAAGGTTAGAAAACTCGGAAAGAAATTTGTTGGTATATCTTGCCATCAGGATATAGTAGAATCTATGAATCCCGATTGGATATTCGATACAAATAAAATGGAATTTGTTATCCCTCAAAAAAAAAAGTCCAACACAGAATTGAAATCTATAAGTCAACTTATAAAGGACTCTGGAATATTTTTGGAAAGTATCACTATCTAAGTCATAGGATTAATAACTCATCTGAAAAATTCGTTATGTTCATTGACGGTCATCTTTGTGGTTTCAATGCGTGTTTGAACTTCCCACATCCTACCGTTAAGAATATGAGAAAGGAACATAGATTGGTTATTCTTCCACAATTTCAAGGACTTGGTCTTGGTTCAATTCTATCTGAGTTCTGTGGTAAATATTATACCAATAAGGGATTAAGATTCAGAGGTACAACAACTCATCCATCTCTTATTTATAGAAGGTCTAAAAATCCTAATTGGACCTTTATATCCAAGAAAGAGAATAAGGATTCTTATGAAAAAGATTTGATTAAAACAAGATGGTTTGCAGGTTATAGAACAACTTATACCTTCGAATACATTCCAAAAAAAGAAGAAAATGGACAGGAAATATGAAATAGTAATAACCTTTATTTTACCTAATCAACAAGAGATTTATGTTATTTGGGATATAGAGTTATTTTTCAATCTTGTGAATAAAGATACATTCCGAGAATTTTTATTGGATGGTGAGAAGACAGGTATCGGAGTCAATCCAATATCTGTTTCTTGTGACCTGTATATCAATCCAAAGATTCAAACATTGGATACACCAATGGGTCAAGAAATGATTCTGATTGGAAAAAAAATATTTCATGTTGTTTCACTATAATTTATTATCTTTGTAAAAACAAACAAATGGCAAACTACAACGACCAAAACACACTCGAAAATCTACAATCCCATGATGTCCTAAAAACAGCATTCATATCAATTCCTGTCTATTATTCTTTGGACGAATATGGACAAATCCACCTATGGAGTGATGTGATTGAAGAAGAGTTCCAACGAACTGTATACGGAATCGAGACCCTCGTAGATGAGTACAATGAAAACCTGAAATAATTCAGGTTTTTTTTTTTGTGGGTATGAGAAATAGTTGTATCTTCGTTTCTCTAAAACATCAAGAACTATGACCAATTTACAATTATTAGATTTCGTATCAAGAATATCTGTTTGGATTAACGATGAAGTTGATTCCGTATCAAACACAACGGTTTCATGGATTAACAACAAGGGGGAATTTTATTTGGACTTGGAAACCAACCATTTTCAATTTGTTGACTCTAAGTTGGACTCTAAGACCTACTTCGCGATTCTCGCCCTGTGTGCGTCTGTTGATGTAACCACAGGAGATTATTTCAACGAAAAGAAAAAATAATTTTGGTAGTATCAATCAATTCCTTAACTTTGTAAAAAACAACACTATGACTGGTTCAAAACTTCAAGTACCTCTTACACAAAGAGAAATCGAAATTATCCAAGAATGGATTACATATCTTCGTGATGTCGACCTCAAAAGAGGTTGGTCAGAAGAAGAAAATGACCTCGCAGACAGATTCAATGAGTCACACAGATTTATCGTAGAACTTAATTCCTAATCATCAAAATCAATAAACAATGAAAACATTAAATGAACTTTGGTCAGAAGTAGTTAATCATCCTGATTTCGTGGATGGTAGAATATGGGGTGTAAATGATGTTGTAACCCACATAGAATCAGATGTAGAGGATTATTTGTCTGAATATGATATGGAATACACTGAGGAATCTCTAACAGAACTTTCAAACAGAATCATAAGATTATGTAAACACGACTTTGCGAAAATCATCGAGCGTTGGGAAAGTTCTTGTTATGAGTATGAAGTTTGGTCAGGACAAGAAATTTTGGAAAACTATTTCTCCAAAGAAATGAATTTATCTGAAACTATTTCCTAACTTCGTGTAAAATCAATCACAATGGAGACATCAAGAGGAATAGTAAAAAATTTAGACAATTTTAAGGGTATTGAACCACTTATCGGTTGGAATACTTGTTTGTATCGTGCTCAGTTTATGGAGAAGGCGTATAACTTCACAGCGGAATGTGGAACAGTTCTCTATTGGTCAAATTCTGCTAAATCGTGGAATTGGGGTTACGATTTCCATTACTGGTTAATCGATGAAAATGGTGACCTATATGACTCTCACTATGCTTTAACTACTGTAAGTGAAATGTCTCCACATACTTGGAAGTTCAGAGTCCCCAAGACATTCAAATATCTCCTGATAAATTGTAATGATTTTAATGTGGGTGGTGATTACGACAAACTTAAAATCAAGGATATTGAGAAATGGGCAACCAAATACATTCCAAAATCAAAGTATGATATGATTTATGTGTATGGTGTGGGACAATTGAATGGACAGGTTGCCAGAGAAGAAGAACTTTATGACCATTTGTATAATAACTTTAACGACATAAGGTCTACCACAATGTTGGACACAGTTCAAAGACAAATAAAATTAATTTTGGAAGAATCGAACTAATCCCCTAACTTCGTGTAAAATCATCAATTATGAAACTATCATCAGACACAAGAATCAACGCTGTTATGTTATGTGAAATCGGTAAAAACGAAGTTCTTTATTCGAGAGACCTCAACATAACCCTCACGGAATTTTTACAACAATCAATCCCACACTATTTGGGTAATCCTACGGATGTTCCAAATCCATCCAAATTGTTGGATATGGATTTTATACAAGGAAGTGTTTGTACTAATTCATATGGTCATAAATTCACAATTTTAACCTTCAAGAATAAAAATATTTCTTGTGTTATTAATAAATTAGATTTGGTTGGTAAAGTAGAATTCCCTAACTTCGTGTAAAATTAAGAAACAATGGAAAACAAATTAGATGTATGGATGATTTCAAGAATCTCCGCTTTCACAGGATTCAGTGTTGGTTCAACACAAGGTAATTTGGTTGTATGGTATTTGAA